AAAGCCCCTGCTTTGTTCCTACGTATAGTATAGGCTCTCCACCTGCATCACGAGCTACGAATAAAGATGTAGCGTATCCATCAGGCAGGGGTAGCATGGCATCATTAACCTCTGTACCTATTGTTGATGAGTACCATAGCTGGCCCTCATTAGATATACCCCACAGCTTGTTATCCCAGGATGCCAGATATTTAGTATCTGTTGTGTCGCTTGTCCATGCGGCATTATTAGTTCCGTCATAACTGGGAACAGAGGCATAACTATAACCGGAACCGGTAGAATCATAGTGAGCAAATACCAGATACGTTGTTCCCCCGCTGTTTGTAAAGTTCAGGCTGTCAGTTACCTGCTCTGGTATACCCTGTGTATCATTGGCATGTACTCCTATTGCAACATCCTCGCTTCTGCCGTCCCACCAGTAGTTCTCAGTGTTGTTGTACACATACATTTTGGGGGAAACTCCAGCAGCACCGTTCCACACAGCATATATCTTGTCATCAAATTCATTTATAGCGGCAATGCCCACTCCGTCTCCAGAGGTAGCAAGGCCGTGACCTATGGTATCTGTTGCGTTGGCCAGGTTTCCCAGCACAAGGTGGTTTTTATATCTAAGCTGGCAGTCAGACCACCAAGCCCTGTTGATATCTGAACCCTCTTCCATCCTGTCTATACCAATTCCACCACGCCAATCGCTCCACGCTACGATGGATGAGCGTAACTGAGAGTCTTTAGTGGTATCGCCAATAACAACCTTGGATGGGTATATGGATGCAAGTACAGACTGAACTGGCCGGGCAATAGGGAAGTAAGTACCGCCCAGATAAATCTCATTATCTTTGACTACCTTGTTCGCCATTATTCCACCAGCCGTACATTAGTTAACATAGGCAGGGATTTTTTGGATCTATTCGCCATGCTGATCCAGAATCCTGCCTGGTGCCTTCTTTGGTCTGGGTCTACACTAGGTCCACCGGATGTAGCGGCAAAGGCTCTGCCCGTTGCTGCTTCTATAAGGTACTGTTCATTAACCTCTGAGGTGTCAGAGTCCGAGCTAAGTAACGCTGGCTTATCGCCACCTACAATCTTTAGGAGATTGTAGCGGGCGATACCATGCACATAGTTATCAAATACTACGTCTCTAGCCTCTTTATCTATGCGCCAAAGATGTCTTGGTATCTTTATCCATTCTGCTGTGTCATTCTTTACCGCACTTATATCATCAAGCCATACGGTACATGCACCAAGATCGGAGTCGTACTCAAGGCCGACAGATATAATAGCTGTATCTAATTCTGGATTGGATAGCTGCATCCTGACAAACGTCCATGTATCTGCCGCTAGGGCAGGGATGCTGAGGGTTTCAATCGGGCTTGCACATGAAGCCGTATTATCTAAAAGCAGCTTTAGGTTTCCAGAGCTGGCAGCAACCGTACTCTTAACCCACATCTCTATATAGTCATATCCTGAGATATCTTTACTGGTTATGGAATCAGTTGCTATATCTCCTGCACTTGCACCTGCTGCTATAACAAACTTACAGCTTTGAGATCCCTGTTTCCTATCCTTTGTGTCGAGGGAAACTGTTATATCGCTGTCAACTGTCTCGTCAAATGCAGCACCGCAGGCATGAATACGTGTAAAGCCTACGCTGTTTCTGTAGTAGAGATCCTGGATCATTGAAATACCAGATGGGACATCGAACCGTAGCTGTCCCCCGTCTGTATGAAAAGTCAAATTTTCTATGGGGTCGTATACACGGCCCGTAACTTCCAGGATAGCATCATTAATAAAGCTATCTAGGTTTGCAGGATTATACTCATCGTCCCATAGCTCGTATGTGTCGCTTGTGGCAGATGAAGCATCGACAGCAGGAGATAATGTAAGCGTAGTGGAGCTTTCGGTATAGTCGCTGACACGAGTAACCTGCCCGGCATTTCCGCTGGCATCGTTAAATATCACCCACTTACCGATGTGGGTATCGTCTGAACCTATCAGCGTATTATCTACAATCGTAGTTGTAGATCCGTTCCCACTGGCTGAAGAAACATCTACTGCGCCTAGATTACGCCCAACGCTTTGCCGTAGCTGGGCGAGGGTTCGTCCATGAATAATTGCCATCCCTGCACCCCGTCATTTTAGTATTTCCGCTTCATCTTCCTGCCAGCTTTCTTGGCATATGACTTAGCGGCAGCTTTACCCTTCTTCGTATATGGGAACTTCTTCTTTCCCACTTTTGGCATCACTTGCCTCCTCGCCTTTTAGCTTGGCGATTTCAGCCTCTTGGCCTGCTATGGTTCGTGATAACGCTGCTACCTTAACCTGAAGGCTGGTAACCTCATTAACCCTAGCTCGCAGAACTTCGGCTAGGTCTTGTTCGCTTATCTGTACGTCCATACACTCCCCCTAATCTATCAAAAGTAGATGAGTCCGCTTGAACTTGAGTTACGTTTTATCTTAGCTTTTCTTATGTCGTTTATGGTCTTGCCTATCTCTTTACGCTGCTCTGGTGTAGGAGCTGGCTTATGATCCTTCTGCCTAAGCTCTCTAAGCCAGTTATCTACAGAGGTTGAAACCATGTCTTCCAGTTGTGCCTCTGACATAGTTTCATCCGTAGGAACGTAGAAGGTCTGCTTCTTGCCTGTTACAGGATCTGTAACCTCGTAAGCATTAACATCAACATCCTCTCCAGTTTCAGTATTGCGTCCCGCAGAGGACACGGTATGACCCGTAACCCCCTGCGGAAGATAAAGTTCACTAGTCATTAGGCTAGGTTCATCAAGAAGACTGTATGGAACTCATTGTCCACACCAGCCTTACCGTGTATTCTGCCCAAAGCAGGAGTGGTATCTGCGCCAACAGCAAGAAGCTGTCCAGCGTGGTTAGAGCTTGCTCCAACCAATGTACCAAAAGCAGGAGTACCGTCTATTTTAACAGAGGCTAAACCTGCTACCTGCACCCATCCGTAGTAATCTGCTTCAAGATCAGCGCAAGTCACACCTACAAATCGTCCTGCAACGGCTGCAGGGGCAACTACGATATCCTTGTAAGGACTCTTAATAAGACCAACAGTATCCGTACCTGCTGTAATAGCAGTCTGGAATCCGTCTGGCTCATCAATCGTGATTGTTCCTGTTCCGCTGGAACTTATAGCAGCATGAGACTTAATCTTGTACATCTCGTGTGGCGTTGTAGAAGCCAGATTAGAGAACAGATACCCTTCTGCATAAAGGTTCTTTGCAGCAGCAGTAGCACCAAGGGTGACCCCGATAGTAAATCCACCAGCAGCACCGCTAGTTGACACTACTAAGTCCTCGTCATGGTTTCCTGCTGGAGCCTCACTGGCTACAACCAGTCCTTCTCCAATTGCAGTTCCACCATTTTCCACATAACGGAAAACTCTTCCGTCAGGGAGTGCCATAGTAGCACCATAAACTTGTCGTTTCTTAGAATTGGTTTGTTTTTCAAACCCATACCTTCCGCTTTGAATCGCTCCAAAAGACATATCAACCTCCTTAAAGGTTATTTATTTACAGGGTTTGCCCCTGCGACAGGCCGATATTTATTACCCGATGTACCTCGGCCTATCGTTACAGTTACATCGGATACTTAGATTAGTGCTGCTTCATATGGGAACGCATCTTTTGAGTCAGCACCCCCTTATTTCCGGCTGTACTAATCTCAATGCCACAAGCCTCGCACTCCTGAGAGTTTCCGGTCTTGGCATTGCTTACTTCCTTTTTTGCCTCAATGGCTCGATCAACACACCACCTACATTCGCAAGTATCACCTGGGGGACGCTGGAACATACCTATTTTTGATTTTTTTATGACATAATTAGGAGTTCCGGGAACTCCTTTTACAAGGCTTCCAACTGGAAATACTGTCTCTCCGGTAGCATTAAGCCCTGGTGCATGTCTATAGAGATTGGCCTTGGGTTGCCATTCGTCAATATAATCCAAAGAATACCCAGCCGCCCCAAGATCCTTCCTCTGTTTCTGTCTCTCTGAGGTAGTTACCATCATAGTCCTCCCTTGGTACTATGCAGATGTAGTTATCGCAGCAGCATCATAAGTCATAGCTGCGCCACGAGAATCGTCAAGTTCAAACACACCGTAATCAGCCGTCATCACCAGTTCAGTAGCCCTGAGAGACGCATCTCTTTGTCGCTCTGTCTTGGTGTCAACGCTCTTTAGTACGGCAAGTGCGCCCCTGTCAGCGATAACGCCAACAGCGTCATCACTGGAGTCAACGGAAAGGTTGCCATCTTCAAAGATGGGAACACCGTTGAGTGGCCTAAGACCACTAAAGAACTCTCCGAGCAGGTCCTCAGACCATCCATTTGGAACAGGATAGGTAGATGATGCAGTTACCGCAGTATTTGCGATATCAAATACAGCATTAGGATGCTGCAGAATGTAAACCTGGGTGCCAAACTTGTTTGCCTTCGAGTAGGCAATAGCTGCAGCTACGTTAGCAAGGCTAAAGGTTGCACCTGCTGCTCCAAGTGTAGTCCCGCCATTAAGACCTGAGTACAGTGCATGTACGTCAGTATCTTTCTTTCTCGCCATAGCGTCACCAAGCTGTCTTCCCACGATGGAGAAAACATTCTCTGCTGACTGCCTGGCAAGTTTATCGGTAATGATGACCTTTGCGCCAACCTCACTAGCAGTGAGATCAGTCGTGGTCATATTTATATCCTCTTCATCAATTATGTCTACTCCGTCCTGAAGATCAGATATTGTCATCTGATCCACCTTTGGAACGGTGAACTGCTTTGCCCCCGAAGCAAGCACAAGCTGCTCGATTAGTGCCAAAGCAGGAGCGTTATGCTCCTCTGTATATCGAGCCGCTGCGAGAATAATCTTCTGGGCGTTTTCCAAATTACCAGTTGTCGCTGTCTGAGCCATACTATATCCTCCTGACTAGATTATTGAAGACCTAAAGCTGCCCTTTTGCCAGCAGCACTAGCATTAGGGCTATTGTCTCCTTTGTTATACCGATCCAGCCAACCTCCCTCATCGGCAGCCACTTCTGGGCTACCCTGACTGTTGTCTAC